GACTGGAGTTCAGACGTGTGCTCTTCCGATCTCGGGATTCGTTGCATCGAAACAGGTGAACCCCGGCGCGGCGAACTGTATCGTCTTACTCGCGCTGATCGTCTCGCGCGTCTTCTTCACCTGAAGCGTCTGACCGGCAACGCCGTAGGTGTCGTATGGGACGCCAGTGAAGTACACGGTCGAGCCGAGCGCCAGCGTCACGCCGAGCGCGAAGGCAAACGGCGAGCCGCCGCCGGTCGTCGTGCCGCCCGCGATGACTGAGCCGACGGACGGATACGCCGAGTTCGAGGCGAGCCACTTGATCGTCGCGACGTTGTTCGGCGCGTTGATCGCGATCGCCGTCGCGCCGCTGTTGTCGATCGACAGTTCCGTATTCGGCGCGGCGTCCTGATCCTTCTCCGCCGCGAGCCACGTCGCGTAACTGTCGGCGCGTCCGGCGACGTTCATCCGGAAGCGGATATATCCGCCGCCCCGGAACTGCGGACTGAGCGTCGCCGTGAACGAGCGCGGCGTCCCGAAGGTTGCGGTATACGATGCGCCGACCGGCGAGCCGGTCCCGTTGTCCGTGACGCTCGTCAGGCCCGCCCACTGGACGAACATCGCCGCGCTGGCATATTGTCCGAGTGGATCAATCGCGTTGACAGTGAAGGTCACGGTATCGCGATCGCTCGCCGTCTGAACGAACGCGATCGAGATCGGGATATTCAGCGGGACCGTTCCCGGCGAGAGAACGACCGAGCCGGTCGAGAGCCGCCACGCCGACGGATCCGAACCATAGATCGCCCGGACCGCCGCCGTGATCGTCGTCGAGGCCACGCCCGCCGGGAGGTTGACGACGATCCCGAGCGCCGTCGCGTCGACGACTTCCTTCGTCGCGACGTAGGTCGAGACATTGTTCGGATCGCTCCCGGTGAATAGCGCGATCTCGAAGCCGGTCAGGAGCGACGCGGGCTTGATCGAGATCGCCGTCCACGTCACCGTCGCATAGCCCGCCGGTCGGATCCCCGGTTGAACGGGATCGGTCCCATCCGGAACCGCGACGGCGTTCGTGAGCTTCTTCAGGACCGTCGTCGGCGGGACGCCGCCGCCCCCGCTCGTCGGCGGCGTGGACGAGATCGAGAGCGTGACGGTCGCGGGCGCGGGCGGGATCAGGCCGGTCGTCACGGACGGCGTGAACGTGTAGGCGGAGAGCGTCGCGATATCCTGATATCCCCCGCCGAAGATGTTGAACGCGACGAGCTTGAACTTCAGCGTCGCGCCGAGCCATTCCGTCGGGACCGAGTAGACGAAGACGTTCTCGTCGAACCGCGCGAAGCTGACCGGCGACGAATGCGCGCCGCTGGCGGTTCCGTATGCGCCGCGCTGAATCCGGGAGAGCGTGTAATGGTAGGTCGACGTCAGCGTATCGGTCGCGGGCGCGAGGAGTTCGCCGTCGAGCATACAGAGGGGGAGGAGCGATTGCGCCGCCGCGTCCGAGACCGTCGCCAGCGCGCCGCCGGAGATCGTGAGATCGACGCCGACCGTGTTCACGGTGTCGAAGCCGGTCCCCGCGCCGAGCGCGCTCGTCGTCACGCCGTACCGAGACTTCCCGTTCAGCGTTCCCGCGAGCGCGTAGGTCGAGCCGCCGTCGCCGGAGACGTAGATATCGCAACCGCCGAACCACTTCCCGCCCGCCGTCGCGATCGCAACTTGTGGGTTCGAGGTCGCGGCGTTCTCCTTTCCATAGAGCGCCGGGACGTCAAAGATGTACGGCGTCGTCGCGTTGCCGGGATCAATCGCCGTGTTCGGCGTCCCGCCGTCGCCCGTCTGTGTGCCGTACAGCGTCGCGCCCGCCACGCCGAACGGCCATTCCTCCGCCGTCACGGTGAGCGTCCCGCCGTCGTTCTCGACGATCTCCCGGATCCGGACGACGCGCGCCGAGAGACCGAACTTCGGTTCGGTCAGCGTGACGAGATCCATCGGATCGAGAAGGATATACTTCCAGCCGAGCCGGAACGTGTAGAGGTTCCGGACATAGAGCGAGCGTTGCGCCTTGATCCGCGAGAGCGCGAGCGCCATCGGTTGCGCCGTGATCATCGGAAGCGAGACGGTCGCGCCCTGCCGGATCCCGTAGAGATCCGCATCGACCGGATCCACGTCTTGTACGACGTTCGCGTTATAGTCGTTCGCGCGATCGCTGAACTCGACCGGGATCACGTTGAAGGTGTCGCGGAGCGGCGGACGCGAGACACTGATCGGATCCTGATCCGGCGAGTCGACGAGGAAGTCGTCGACCGTGAGGTCATAAATCGGCGTCGTGTACGGGACATACGAGACCGCGTTCCCGGCGAGCGGGACGTCGCCGTACGGGATCACCTTCAACGCGCCTTGACTGAAGACGACCTCCGCGTTCGTCGCATCGAGCAAGTCGCGGAGATGTTGCGCCGCCGGTCGCTGTTCCTTGAACACGGGCGACAGGAAGAAGCTCGCCGCCGTGCAATACTGGCGATAGCTCGACGCGGCGGTCCCGTCGGGACCGATCGCCATATTCGCGATGCGCCCCGAGTTCCATCCCGCGCCGTAGTAGACATTCGTCAGGAAGTCGAGGATCACGTCCGCCGGATGCGCGTCTTGTATGCCGCCGCCGATGATGTTGAAGCCCTGAACCTCGAAGCCAAAGTTCTTCAGCGTTGCCGATGACCCGAGATGAATCGGCGCGGCGGCGGCGTACGCGGTCCCGGAGTATGCGATCGCGTCCGACGGATGATTCGTCGAGAGGTATGTCCAGACGGATTGCGAGCGCCCGCCCGTGAACAGGGAGAAGCCGTAGCTCGCGAGACCGGACGTCAGCCGGTCCTTGTCCGCCCAAACGATATTGATTCCCACGACCGGACCTTCGCAGAGCGCGAGGATCAGCGTCGCGTCGTATGTGTAGGAGACCTGAGTCACCGAACCGCCGCCCTTGCCGACGCCCTGCTTGTCTTTGTGCGCGACCGAGACGAAGTCGGATTGCGGGAGATAGATCACGTTCCCGGCGAGGCGCGCGGTTCCGTACACGATCGGCACGACGCCGCCCCACGCCGACGTTTGAACCGAGATCCCGGCCAGCTTCGGCGCTTCGACCGAAGCGGACTTCCCGCCGCCAAAGAGTCCAGACATTAGAACACGCTCCACGCGCCCGCGTAGCGATCGCGCAACCGGAGATTGATCTCCGCGTTATCGAAGGTCACGTTCCCGGTGTCAACGTACGCGTGAAGAATGACCGGCCACGCGACGACGATCGCGCCGTGACTGATCACGCGCCCGAAGCGGAACAACGCGATATCGCCGGGGAGCGGCGGTCCCTCGATCCGGTGCGCGTACTGCTCGACGTAGCCGAGAAACTGTTCCTCGTCCCGGTGCATCATAAAGTCGGCGGGATAGAACGCGGTCTCGACGTGCGGCGTCAGGCCGACCGCCTCGAACACGGCGGCGAGGAACTGTCCGCAATCGACGCCCGCGCCCTTCACGCGCGCGAAGTGGTGATACGGCGTCCGGAGCCACGACGTCGCCTCGGCGACGATCAGCGCGCGCGTTGCATCGTGCGGATCGGTCATCGCGCGCTCTCCGGCTTCGGGATGAACGGGAAGCCCCGGAAGTGCGCGAGATTCGCGAACTTCGCGAGACACGTCGCCTGACTCTTGTCGCAACCGGGGACGATCGTGAACGTGTTCCCCGCGACCGGCGTCGCCTTCAGCGGGAGCGCCAGCGTCAGCGCGCCCGCCGCGTTGACGTATGTCTTGATCGCGCTCCGCGCGCCGCTCGCCGGACCGCTCGTCATAATCAGAACGCCGAGTTGAAAGTACCCGTCGGCTTGCGCGAGGTTCGTCGCGAAGCCGCTCGACGTTGGCGTCGGCGATCCGGCGATCGTCCCGGAGACGACGTAGCTCGCGCGCGTCAGCCCGCACCCCGCGTCAAAGAGCGCGTGAGTACACGCGGGCGAGAACAGGTTGCGCGGCATCGCGACGAGCAACTGATCGAGATCCGACTTCAGCATCAGCTTCACCGTCGTCGACGTCGGGTCGACGTGCGCGACCGCGCCAGAGAACAGGACGACGCCGCCCGGAGTCGTATCGCCCCACGTCGCCATAAACACGCGCGTAACGATCACGTTCGCGCCATCGAAGACGCCGTTCGCCGCCGCCATCGAGAGCGGGACGCCGCCGAGCAATACCTGACCCGCGCCTTGCGAGAACGTGATTTCGAGATCGTCGACTTCAAGGCCGATGATCGTCTTCGTCGCGCCACGCTTGATCAGGGGAACCGTCGTCCCGCCCTCGACGGCGCAACTGTACGACTGACCGCCGACCGGATAAACGATCGCTGTATCGGCGGACGTCCAGTAATAGACGGTCCCGTCGAATAGCGTGATCTGATAGAGATCCGCCATCAGGAACGTATTCGACGTATTGAGCAACGTCACCAGCGCGCCGGGAGCGGTCTTCACTTTAGGGAGATCAAGGTCAGAGTTCGGAGTTCCCACTTCTTATCTACAATGCGCGCGAAGTCGAAACTATCTTGCTTGAAGCGACAGGTGACATTCGTCCCGTCGTATGGATCGACGAACGTGAACGAGTCGAACGAGCCGAGCCGCGCGGCGATGAACGCGAGGAGCGTCGAGACTTCCGTGTACGTTGCATCTTCGCGGAGGATCTCGAAGGTCAGGTCGTACTCGTACCGAGGCGTCGACCACCACGACGCGCGCATCTCCTTTCCGCTCGCGCTCGTCTGGATCCCCGTCGAGAAGATCGGCCGACGGTGACAAGTGATCAGGAGACCGGGAAGCGTCGGGAAGGTTGCCACGTTAGACCGTCCTCGGCGACAGCGCGCCGTTCCGAACGAGATCCTTCACGACGGTCGCGAACGCCTTCTTATTCTGTTGCGCGAACGTCAAGAAGCTCCCGGCGTCCATCGCGTGAATATGGATCGCGCCGCCGCCCGTGCCGCCGCCGTTCTGCGCCATCTGTCGAACGCTCTCCGCCAGTGGCGCGGGGAGGATCATCTCGTTCTTATGGACCGCCGCGAGTTGATCGTT